CGCATATGCGGGGTTATAGACGAAGTTGTCGGTCTTTTTGTGACAATACTAGTTATATGGATAGTTAGCGAGCACTACCTATTTCAAGTCTTGTCATGATCTTTTGTGACGAACTAAGTTTATTATTTTACATGCACCTCTAACGATGCAGTTATTGATTATACGTCGATCTTTGAATCGACACAATCTTTATGTCTCTCTACTGAGACATCTTTGGGCTTGAGCCCACTAACACATTTAATCCAGAATGATGTGTTTGATTTAAGTTATGGAGGATGTATCACACAGCCTTATGTGTGAAAAACTCTTTGGTTATAAAACAAGGATATTTGTGGCTGGTACCCACTTTAGTCCTAGGCTTCCAAAGAAAATAAGCTGAACCACAACCGCTGGAAGTTCCCGTACACGGGTATTCGGAGGGGCCCGCGAGGGCCACTCGCCGCCGAGGCCTGGAACGTATATGAAATACATGCAATCTATTACATGCTGTTTAAATTTCTTGCGAACCTTGCTGAAAGTGTCTGCAGACTGCGGGATCAGACACGTAGTAAAACTCGGCAACACTATTTGAGCAAAAACCTTTGGATTTTGTCCACCGGTTTCTCATTTAGTGTTCGCGATAATTACCACCATCTTTATCATGAACATTAAATTAGAAGCAAAATACATCGATTACATCGCCTACGGGTTGATTGGAAATCGAATTGAGACCCAAGGAGGGTATTTGGATTATTTAAAACCGTATTCTAAGACGGTAACGACTGTTTCTGACATGAAGGATTTAGTAGACCATGTTGGAGATTTAAAAGAAAGAGCAGCGGCTTCACTCGCGTATGGATCATCTGACCCAGACGATATGATTCAGAATTTGATCGCGCGTAGTGAAGATATTTTAGCACTGGTTGCAAATTTGAGCCAGTGCACCACTTTAGCTCAGATGATACCAGGAGTGTTATTGTACGTTCGTACATTTCACTCTAAACCATTGAGCACAACGGCCATTAACTTTATTAAAGAATTGCTTACTGACGAAACGAAGATTGATTGTCAGGATGGCATCTTTGAATACACTGGCCCTTTTCTTGAAGTAGCCTCGAATCTTTCTGTTCGTGCGAAACTCGCTTCATTGTTCGGCCTCATTATGAGTTGTTCGATTTTGAAGGAGGATCCTACGAACTTTCTTACGAAAGAATTGAGATTGCTTTTCTCAAATCACGTTGGAAGAGGTACAAGCAACTTCTTTCAATTAGTGTACGACACCATTGAGTACGTTGTAAAGCATTTTGCACCAGCAGTTTGGAACCGTGACTTTTCGTTATTAGTTCCAGAAGATGATTGGTCAAATATGGAGAAAGAGTACATTCTTTACAACTCCGGCTCTGTGTTGATTGCAGGAGGAAGATTGGAAAAACTAACTGAACTTGGAGATGGAAAACAGTTCGGTAGTCCACAAGAGTTTATTATGAATTGCGTTTCTTTGCAGAAGGAGTATGAACGATTGTTGACACATGCCAAACATCCAGCTATGCAAAAGTTGCTGGTTGATCGTGCCAATGTGTTATCAAAGATCCATACTCAGTACATTTCCTTGCAAAAGGAAAAACCTATTCGTGTGAGACCTTTTTGTTCTTTGTTATTTGGAGGTTCTTCCGTTGGTAAGACGACAGTGTACGACATCTTACGTGGTGTCATCTGTCGTGCTAATGGATTACCTGATGACGAGAACTCTGTGGCAGTATTACATCCTGGTGATAAGTATGATTCGGAGTTGAGGTCCTGGACCACAACTATTTTAATGGATGACGCAGCCCAAGTGCGTCCAGAAAGAGATGATTCCAATTTTATCATGAAATTGATTCAAATTGTGAATAATCAACATGTTAGCGCTTTGATGGCGGAGGCTGACAAGAAGGGTGCTGTCCCTGTTTTGGCTAAACTTGTTTTTGTAACTACTAATTTTGAGTGTTTGGATATTAGTATCTTTGTTAAATGCAAAGAGGCAGCTGAACGCCGAATTGATGCGAAGATTGAAGTTAAGTTGAAACCAGATTGTGTTGGCAAGGACGGTGGTCCTAAAGACACCCATGGCGATCCCTGTAATTTGTGGGATTTGGAGTTGAAGACTCCTGAACTGGTGAGATCTGGCAATGGTAGAGATTATGTCGAGTGGCATACTCAAATTGCAGGCGGCACTTTTGAAGTGGCTCAATGGTTAGCGAAGAAGACCAAAGAGCATTTTGCTTTTCAAGAAGCTTTGGTAGCAGAGGCTGCACACAAGTTAACTTTGCCTAGTTGTCCACATTACTTTGCAGAAGGATATTGTCCTGATTGTAAGCGAGTGCAGAGAATTGAGATCGAACAGTTTGAAAAGGCTACTATGGAGGAATTGCATAAGAAGTCCCTCACAGGTGAACACATTGATGTGCACACCGGCGAGGTTGATTTTGGACGCGATGAACCCAAAGAAGCCGAAGAAGAATATGTCGATCCTCTGGCCAATAAAGGAGAAGTCCAATTGGAGGGAGAAACATATGATCAATATTTTCAACGTCTACGAAGGATGACATTGTCAACAACATTTGCTGATGTCCTTGAAAAGGCTCGAGAAGTCACTATCCCTTGGGGAAAGACTACTTTGGCGTTGATGGGAACTTTGTTGACAGCATATGCCGTTTATAAGCATTGTAGGAAAAGTGATGATGAAGAAGAAGTTGATCAACATTCTGGCCAAGTTCCAGTGCGTGACGTTTTGGATAAGGAAAATAAGTACCTTAAGGTGCCCAAAAGGCCTTTGCCAGTTACGCAAGCAAGCAGAACTGCACAACCAGATGACATTGTTGCGAAAGTAAAACAGTGTCAATGCATTGCTGTTATTCAGGCGCTTAATGATAAGGGAGAGTTGTACGGAAAGAAATCTCATTGCAATACTGTGTGTTTGCAAGGGACTGATTTCTTGTTCCCTAATCATGTATTTAAGAAAGACATAGCCTATCAGGTTGACATTTACGATGGCCCAATTGACGAACTCATAACACGGAAAACGTGTGTTGTTGTCACTGAAGATGTTTTGGTGAGAGCAGAACATATCCCTAAGCTTAGGCGAATGGATTATTGTGTTGCGCGTTTGTTTGGTGCGGGTTCCCGTTATCCCTTGTCGAAATTTCTGATGGAGCGTCCGTTGGGAAATGCTCCCTTAGGGTCTGTTTTAGCAATTAGGCGAGATTTGGATGGAATGATCCAAGAAGACAGAGCTTACGTTGGTGGAGAGTCCCAAGTAACAGCAGGAGATTTGGAAGCCTATACAGGTAGACGATTCCATTATAAAAATTGGAATACTGAGAAAGGCATGTGCATGACCACCATGATTGGAATGGGAAGGTTTTTCACAATTTCAGGTTTTCATCTGGCAGGACAGACTGGAGACCCTTTAGGGGTAATGCAAGACTTTTCTTACCAGGATGCCGTGTTGTTCAAGAATGCATTGGATGTGAAAGTTCCATACGGGATGAAAAATGATTCTGATTTCCCCACCGAGCGATTGGGAGTGAAATTTGGAGAATCTCCAGTTCATCCAAAGAATCCGGCTAATTTCTTGCCAGATGATGGTACGATGCGTGGAGCACGCATTGTGGGAACTCACGATAAGCCAGTCACAACGTTTCGGACGAAGGTGAAGGAGTCTATCCTAGCACCAAACATGTGCAAGATTTATGGCGAAGAAAATAAATTTGCCGCTCCTCCGACGTCCAAATCTTGGCTTCCAAAGCAAAAAGCCATTGTTACTTCATCAAACAGTGTGCGTTCACCACCTTATGGACTTGTCAAACTTGCTGAAGATGAGCTTTTCCAAACTATGGTGGACCGAGTGGAGAAGGATTCTCCTGGCTTCATTAAACGAGTTGTGCACCCTGTAACTCCTGAAGTGGCCATCAATGGTGCGGATGGGGTACCAGCATTCACTCGTGTAGTTGAGAAGACATCTATGGGTTTTCCATTGAATAAACAGAAGAATCAGTTCATGGCAGATGTTAATCTGGAAGAAACAGATGTTGATTACAGTTTTGTAGCAGTTCCAAGGGAGTTTATCGGAGTCCCGGTGGAGGATAATGTGCGAGATGCTAAAATGAAGTTGATTGAAGGTGATAGATATCATTTCATTTTTCGGATGAATATGAAGGATGAACCTATAACTACACAAAAAGTCTCCGAGCATAAGATTCGTATTTTTGCTGGTTGTGAGATTGTTGGAACACTTGTATCGAGGGAATTCTTTTTACCCCTTGTGAGATTGTTGCAGTCTAAGCCTACTGAGTGTGAAACTGCTGTCGGAATCAATGCGTGTGGACCCGATTGGGATGAGTTAATGCGTTACGTTACCCAATTTGGCACAGATCGCATTTTTGCAGGTGATTACAAGTCTTTTGATAAGAGTTTGCGGCCTGAAATAACTGCTGCAGCTTTTCGGGTGCTCATTCGTTTGGCACAGTACAGTGGTAATTATGATGCCGATGACATTTCAATCATGGAGGGCATTATGACGGAAATTTGTTATCCCGTTTATGAAATGGATGGAGTTTTCATGGAATTTTTGGGATCCATGCCTTCTGGTCATCCCTTGACAGTTCATCTGAACAATCTGTGCAATTCGTTGCTCAAGAGAATGGCATACTACAAGATGCATATTGAGAATTTGGGTGGTTCTATCTACAAGCCATTTCAACATTTGGTTGAGAAGATACCACGATTTTCGATAATGGTCAAGTGTGTCAATTATGGAGATGATGACGTTAACCCTGTTTCACCAGAGGAAAAGTTGTTTAATCACGAGTCTTGTTCACGAGAGCTGCTCACTTTTGGTATGATCTACACTGACGCTAACAAAGGAGACAATATACGACCCTTCACCCCATTTGATGAGTTTGTGTTTTTGAAGCGTGGAGAGCGATATGACGAAGAACTCGGGAAACACATGGCGCCATTGAATATGGACTCTATCAAGAAGAGTTTGATGATGACAAAACATGGTGCTGGCGGTGACGTAGCAAGTGAAGCTCAAGTCGCTGCAGATGCTGTGGATTCTGCAGTCCGAGAAATGTTCCAGTATGGTCGAGAAGCGTTTGAGGATTTCAAGTTGTTAGCTCCGAAGATTGTGGAAGGAGTGGTTGATTCCAAAGGTATTGAAGTTGCTCCTCTCTGTAGATTTTCTGAAATGCGTTATGATGATTTGAAAGAGAGTTACTTGGCGAATGAACTATTACCATGGGGAGACTATGAACCAGAAGTTGATCTCTCGGGTGACGTTGAACCCCAAAGTGGTTGTGTAGTGGAATATGAGCCATGTGCTGAACCGTATCTTTTGCCAGGAAATTTCGACGCCATTGTTGAGGGGCCCTGGTGGAATCAGATGTTGGGTCACTATGGAGAACAGCTGTTTTGGTGGGAATGGATCTTAATCAAGTGCGGAGGTCTATTCTTTGCCTACGCATTTTCCATGTATATAGCACTCAGCGGATTAGGAGTTTCATTGAATATGTCCTGGTCCTTGCGTGATTGCTATCGGCAATTTCCACTACTTTGCTTTATGATATGGATGAATTTCCCAAAGCCTCAACATGTTTTAGGTTTTTATTTGATACAGGTACCATTTTTGTTGATTCCGTGTTTCATGTCCAACTTCGACGTTCTTTTGCGTGATTTCTTTGATACAATTAGGTGTTCACAAAATCGGAATTACGTGAAATTGAAGAAGTGGGGACGCATGCGAGCCATGTATTATTATATGCTCGAATGGGTTTTCAGATTGGTAAGATTTCACTTCACTCGCATCAGAGATCGTCGTAGGTGGAGATCGCCGCTGGAGCCACAGAGTGCGATCATCGAAGAAGAAGAGTGTTCTTGTTGCGGTCGAAAGCAATCAGATTTTCCACACGATACGCGATGGCAATTGCACGGTTGCGAACAATGTGGAGAACATTATTGTGAGTGCGATGAATATGATTTTGATGATGAACCGCCACCATTGATCGATGATGAAGAAGACAACCTTCCATTCGCGATTTCTGCTGATGGCAGAATTTTGGATGTTATCCCGCCTTCAGTTGAAGAGATCCCACCGCCAATGGACGATATTCTTCCACCCCCTCGTACTCGTACTACAAATAGTCTCGTCCAACTTGTTAATAACGCTGATACCAAGTTTCGTGAGTGCAGAGTCGATATAGATGGAGTTTTGGAAAGGCACATTCGAGTGAAAGCCTTCTTGGTGCAGTATTTGTGGGAACAGTCTGTTCAACATGTAGAAGTTGGTTTAGAAGGATTTGCTGAACTATTGCTGTTGACTTCCATTTTGGACAGCCCAAGATCTTTTGTGCGAGAACTTTTGTTACAGATGAGTGCTGTTCAAATTGCGATAGGAGCGCTATTTGAGGCACGATACGTGTTGTTTGAGCCAAGAGAGGGTTGGGGATTACTCACAGATATGCATACATTCATGCCAAACAACAAGATGATACAAATAGTGAGAGAGGTTATGATTCGGAAGAGTGCAGAACGGCACTTGGTCCATG